GTTCTAATACCCGAGCAAAAATACTTAATAAAGCGGTATATGATAGAACACATGTCACCAAATGAATTTAAAACAGACGGAAACAAGCTTCATCATGTACCTAGTTTAAGTACGTACGTGATAGAACCCATCGGTTACGGAACAGAGGAAATTGAACCCATTACCATAGATGACATAAAACAGGAAACTGTTGAAAAGCACGATTACTGGAAGAATCAGAAACCAGAGGAATTCAATCTGTCAAAAGAAAGTGAAGTCATGCTACAATCACTTGACAGTGTAAACGACATAAGTGAAGGTTACTGGTTAAATGTAGACAACACAAATGACTTTTCAAACAGATTTGACTTGGTAATAGGTAATGACAGCACAGGATCCATGCAAGTAGATACTGACTTTATTCCCGTAGCACCTTCAACAATAAATTACTGGGAAGACGAAACGGCCATGCTACCTGCTAACATACCAATTCCAAACGACAACATCAAAACTAAAGAACAACTGGATGACATAAAAATTAAAAGCATAGGTAAAAGCACACTAACCAAATACCCATCTCATGCACAACCAGCGTACACAAAAAAATTGTTCGCAGGCACTCAGGCAGTCAACGACTTATTTGGGAAAAAATTGTACTTGAGAAAATACAAACACGATCCCAAACTAGATGCTCTAAAATTTGCACAATTATACTACAAGAAAAACAGCACAGACCATATTCCGACGTATGGCATTGATTGGAAAGCCACTGTAGAGTGGTTGAAAGACAGGCCAGATAATAATAAGATTACAAAAGAAATAGACGAAATCTTATCAACAGGATTCGATTTAGGTGGGTTAGACAGAGTCAACGTCCATATGAAGCTGGAGAGCAGGTTGAAAGATTTTCTCGTAAGCAATGAAGATGCTAATGGTATGGCTCACACTATAGAGGAACAAAGAGTGAGATTAATAGTATGGCAAAGAAAAGGAATCACAGCAATATTTGCACCAATGTTTAAAGCCATTAAAGACAACTTGAAGAGATGTTTACGCGACGATATAGTGTACACTGATGGAATGACTCCAGCCCAAATAAGTGCACTCATCAATAATATCCACGGAGAAATAACATTGGCAGAAGACGACTGTGCCAGACAAGACAGGCAAACTGACAACACCTTAGTCGACACAGAAATGTTAGTTGAAAACGGTTTAGGAGCAAATCCGCAACTATTGTCAATTTGGCGGCAAGTTCACAGTCATTGGAAAGCTAAAGGTATAGGTTTAAGATTCGAAGGTGACGCGTCAAGACACACAGGGCAAGCCACAACTTCCATAGGAAACACTATAGTTAATTTATTGGTAAGAATGCATGTTGTGGAACGACTTGGACAGAGACTAAAGCTACTACTGGCGTTAGGTGACGACAACTTGATGTTTATTGAAGGTGACATAACAGCTCGCGAGATAAAACAAAACAGTGCACAGCACTTTAACATGGTGAGCACACCGTCTGTATCACAACATCAAGGAGGTTATTTGAGAATGATAGCTTACAAGAACAGTCATGGCAACTTTGAATGTGGACCTGATGTCATTCGACTGCGTAGAAAATTTGAGGTTTTAAACGGAGTTAGTGAAGCCAACGACCTAAACATAGAAATGAGAAGCATGAGTTATGCATGCATGTTAGGTGGTTTACCC